TGATCTGCGCTGTACTAACCAAGGCAGTGCCAGCCATATACTGTAGCCCTGCATTAACCACCAAGTTATCACCCTCAGCGGTCCATTTCAGGTTGCCATCTTTGTCTCGGCACTCTGCGTAATATCTACCACACGCCAAAGCTTTCTCGCCTGAACCTGTCCTGGCGGTTAAACCGCTTGAAAATTGGTCGTTTGTTCGTGCTTTTTCCATCATGCAATCCTTAAAACAGAATCAGTTGCGCCCATTGGCGGGAAAGTAATGATTAAATTTGACGCACTTTTCGTGATAGTTTGACCAAAATTAAGTACACAAACCGCCCTATTCGCCTTAGAAGAATTGTAAATCAAAGCTCCCGCGCATGTAAGGGTAACGTTTGAAAAAGTAACGTCTTGAAAAGACCAGTACGCTGTGGTTCCTGATGTAACAGGTGTGATGTTTGTAAGCGTAGCTCCACCAGCCGTGTAATTGGTTCCACTCGACGATACTTCCCCAGAGGATGTGTAAACGGTTGTGTCTGCTCCGAGGGTGGCAGTTGAGACGTACAAGGCAAGTTTAAAAACATCCCCTGTCCCCGTCGTAAAATTATGCAAAGCTTGAGCAACTTCTGCCTTAAAGCTTGTGCACATGGTTTGGACAATTGCCATACTATGTTACCGCCTGCCTATACTGCCCTGATCTGTAGGCATCTTGACGTTCCATACCATCACCAAGACGTTTAGCTAATGCAAGAGCTTCTTTATACTGCGTATCAATCCTAGCAATCATATCTTGCTCGGCTTTAATAAACGTATACCCTTCCTGTAACGCCCCATAAAACAAAACCGAATCAAAGTTATCGCCCAGCCATGTGCGCCCATCAGCAGCAACGGTAATTGATTCTGGGTAGTAATAATAGTGAAGCTCAACAGAATAAGAAAGATCAGGTGTTGGCCCCAACAAAAAAGTTAACTCGTCAGGAAATGTGGGGTAATCAGGGCCAAAAATTGCATAGTGTCTGGGGCGTCCTGTGTTACCTGACCCCGTAGGAATCGGATAAGCCTCACGAATAAAGTTAACGTCTTTATTAAGCAAATAAAAATACCGCCCTGTCGTATCAATAACAGCCATACTATAGGGTGCTAAAAAATCAGACGGGCATTGAAGGTATTGATTATTTGCTGAAGTTGTTCCAGTAACATTTTTTCGTAACGATGGAAACTGAACGGAGTTATAAATACGCTGTTCAGCCTGCTGCACAAAACGAGCAAGCTGCTCGTCCGACGTAAACGTCGTAACCGAATCAGAAAAAGTAATCGTCGGGAAGTCGTTTTCGACGTACCCTCTAATCGCCTTTTTTAACTCTGTATAGTTCACGCCATTGGACCCCGGCACATCGTGCCTTTAGTTGCTGCGCCAGCACCACGCATCTTGATGCCAGAAGTTTTAACTGCGTTATTTTCACGATTAGTATAGGCACCAACGCTCATACGCACAGTATCTAATTTACTGTGGTCAGGGCCAGAACCGGGGTTTGCTTCAACCTTGGTCTTTTTACCTTGCATCGTGTGGGGTTCGGCGTAAACCGAAGCAGGACCAACCTCTTTGCCGCCCTTTTTCATAGAGTAGCTAGCCATTATCGACCCCTTTGATTGGCGACACGCGCTAAATTACGGCCCATTTTACGCATCATTTCTCCGGTAGGTCCACCCTTTTTAAGCTTGGTCATGGGTTTACCGGGGTGCATTTTCTTTTCATGCTTGTGCACTGCACCAGCAATCATTTTCTTATCTTGTTTAAGGTCTGCTTTATCCATCATAAACTCCTACGAAACAGTTACAGAATTAACTAAACCCTGCGCTACTAAGTCGTTTGGAGTCAGCGCAGCATCAAACGATCTTGATCCACCTACAGGATACCAGCCCCATTGTATAACGCGACTACCGCCCATCGGAACCCCATTTTCATCTTGGCTAGAGTCATCATTTACAGGCTCAATTCTTAACCCATTTACGCCCGATTGATAATACGAATTAGAGTCTACGCGAGGATTACGAATTGCCTGTGGGTCATACACAGGGTACATACCTAACTGCAACTGTGGCTGATCAGGCTCCCAACATTCAGGACAGACAAGAATATTGACGTTCTTGGTCTTAATAACGAGCGACTTCAGTTGCTTCAGCTTATAGCGAAAATTACACCTATCACATTGTGCAATTGCATATTTACCTGATGCAAACTGATTGGGCATCAGAAGCTCCCAGTGTTCCCCAAATACATCCGACGAGGAACAAAACGCACAGCAGCTTTCTCACGATCTTCACCAGCAGCGTAGTCCCACTGCTCTTCATAAGCAGCTTTTAACATCTGGATGCGATCTGTGCCTTCAGGAATCTTTTGAGCAATGTAATACGCCAGCCCTGCGGTAATGCAAGGTAAGAACCGGAACGGCATGTCAGGAGTCTGGATACCATCCCCTGCGTTTTGGATACGGCGCATACGCCAATAAACTACTTGGTAGTACGGGGAAGCTAGCGTCCCTTGGTCAGGGACAGGCCAAACTGTGAATTGGGGGTTGGCTTGTGCACTTGGAGAATAGCTGCTGGTTGAGGGGTAAGTAGCGCCGGAGTTGCGGCTGATGTAAATTTGTATCGGTCGTGCTTGAGCCAGCTTGTTTGGGATTGTGGCGTAGGTGGAGACACTAATCCGAGTAAGGGTGAGGTCAGCTTGTGTTGACGCATTACCAGCTCCTGTCCTTATAACGTGCTCAAGCAAGTCAATGGTGTCGTCCGGTAGATCGTACGTCGCAGTGCCCTGTACCAGATTCTTCGTACCCTGCTCAATCGTCCACATATTGATGCCACGATTCGCCCACTCTATCGTCAAGAGGTTCATGGATCGACGAGCCGTACGCAAGTCATAGCCTGAGCGCATCTCGCGCCCAGCTCGCTCGAACGCTTCTTCAGCTATATCGACGAACTCAAGATTAAAGTCGGTTGAGCCACTCGTGGTCATCTGTATCTCGCAGTCTTAGCGGCAATTTTTGCCGGTTGTTTAACGAACTGCTTGCCTGCACTTTTTCCAGCTCGCTTTGCCTTAGTTGTTGCTGCGTATTCAGCAGGTGATAGTGCATTAATTGCCGCCGACGGGAGGTATCGTTCGCCAGTTTTGCTAGACGGTTTACCACTTTTTGTCCGCCATTTCTGGTCTCCCCAATCTTTCAGCGACTGTTGCGGGGCTTTCACTTCATCTTCTTCAATGTCTGCGCTAGCCTCGCTCGCTGCCCTAATTTACCGGGAGCTTTTGCCGCTTTGGCTAACTTAGCTGCGGGGATTGGTTTATCGCCTTTTACGCCAAGCGATTTACGCAAAGCTCCAGGTTTCTTGATAGCGGCTTGTATCCACTTACCACTTTTAAACCCCTCAACACCGCGCCCTTTAAGGACATCAGCACGAGTTACTTTGCCATCATCGTTTAGATCAGGGAATGATTTAGTCACGATACCCTCCACCTGCTGCTTTGTACTTCTTAGCCACAAGCTGTGCTTTTCTCGCGGACCATTGCCCTGCTTTAGTGCCATGCGTTGCTGCGGCTTTAACTTGAGACACGATACGTTTCCGTAACTCAGGTTTGGTGTAATTACCTGCCGCATTAACTTTGCCACCTTCAGCGTACTGATCGAAATCAGTATCATCCCGCCTAGCTTTACGCTTGGCAGTGGGCATTTTTGAGGGCGAGATCGCCCCCATCCCGCGAGACGCCATCATCTCAGCAAGCCTTACCGCCGTAAGCCATCTTTTTAACTTTGCCGCCTTTTTTCATACCGCCACTACCAGCCATTTTGATCTGTGTGCCTTTGGTTTTACCTTTAGAAGCAACACCATCACGGCTAGGAGCAGCAGTACGAACTGCGCCCATCTTAGAAGCGGCTACACCGCCGTGCATCATCTTTTTCATCACAGTTCCCTTTAAAAGTTAAACCATCTTTCCACGGGTTTTGCCACGTACTGCAATACCATCAGCACGTTTAGAAGCTGAACCGACTTTACCGCCTTTTTTAGCTGTAAAGACATCAGTTTCTTCCATTTCAAACTCGGCCTTTTTTACGGGCTTGGGTTTAGGTTTTGGTGCAGGCTTTTTAGATTTGTTTAGATCCGGCTCGTACTTGGATGTTTCCATGTCCGGGGGGCTAGGTACGTTTCTATTGGTTGACATTGTTGTCATCCTTTCTTAGCAAGCTGGTCAATCTTTGCTTCAAGCCGCTCAAAGCCTGCATCGAAGCGTTCCATAATTCTTTCAAGATCCGCACGGACTTCTGCACGAGTGATGTGATCACGAGCGATTTCTTCCCTCGTTTTATTCAGCAAGATCTGGATGCGTTTTTGTTCATCAGAGGCATGCTTAAGCATAAACATCACAAGAGCTACAAAAAACGATGTAATTAAGTTCCAAACGAGCGTGCTGGTTTCCATGACTCAACATTTCCAAGCCCTAAGACTTTTATTGATCCGACTGTTAGGATTGTTAGCGGTTTTAGCTGAAGTCAGCTTCTTTTTCATGCCTTTCATCCGAGCACAAAAAGAATCCCGGCGAGACCCGCCTTCTGGTTGTGGAGGTTTCAACCCAGGCTTGCCGGGATTTGCAGCATTGTAGGAAGCACGACCTTTAGCATTAAGACCGCCCTTTGGGTTTTTGCCTTCCTTCCGCTGCCAAGCAGGAGACTTAGCCATAGAACACTGTGACCTTAGCGTTGGACAGCGTTGCGTATGCGCTCGTTTCGCAGCGAACTCCCTGAGCAGGGATCACTACGTTAAAGGTTTCTCCGTTAGCCAGCGTGTTAATCGTAAACAGGGTCGTGCCGCTTGAACCCCCATCTTTGATAATCACGCTGCCAGTAGAACCCCCCGGCTCGATAACCAACCCGCGAACACGGGTTGGGTACGCACTAATGTCGCCAGAAGCCGCTAGCGAAATCGCTTGAACGTCTGTTTGCATAGCCATAATTGGCCTCCGTCATTAGACGTTTTGCTGGCCGAGGAACGGATCAGTAACGTAATACAGGATTTGACCAGAAGCCGTACCACCCGTAGGAGCGTCGCCTGTCGTAGCGCCAGCAGTGATCTTGACCATCTGGGTAGCGGACATAATCACACCCATGTCGTCACCTGCGGTAGCCGTAGACCAATCAAATACTTGCTTACCTGCATCAGCGTCACCAGCAGCAATCAAACCGTTGGGGTCAGAAGCAGAAGTATCCGAATAACCAATCCAGCCCATGTCAAAGGTAGGTGTTGTTCCACCTGTACCAGCAGCGTTGATGTTAACTTGAACAACAACTGCGCCAGCAGGAAGAATTACCGGGGCGGTATTAGTGGAAGAAACTTGAACTGCTGTCGTATCAGCAGCGGTGGGATCAAAGTAAAACTGAGCGACCATAAGTCCGGTGCCACAGTATGCGGTGCGCGTAGTATCGCCACCGCCAGATCGCCAAATCGATTGGGTCGTTGAAACTGCCATGATAATTCCTTATGCACAAGTCGCTTGCTAATCGGTGCATCGTCTGCTGGGACAGTTTAGCAAGCTGGTTTCCCAGATAATGTGTTTGTATCAGGTTGTGGGGGTGGTGTCAACAAGTTTATTGGATTTGAGAAGATTTTCCTGTCTAGGGATTACACGCAAATTCCAAGGTACATGTAAACCGCATACAACCTCAGAGCGCAAAGGCACAATATGATCAACGACATATTGCTCCCCCGTAGTTTTGGACATAGTTATGGCAATTTGATAAAGCTGTCGTATTTCTGATTTTTGCTGTCTTGAAAGCCATTTTGGGGTAGCTTCCCTATGTTTGCGCCTACGTGCTTTTGTGTCCGCACGAACTTGCGTCTTATGGTTATCTTTCCAAACTTGACGGTACTGACGCAGCACTTCAGGAGGGCGGGTAGCCGCAGCTTGAATTACCTGCTCTTTATTTGCTTCATACCATTCATTCTTGCGATCTTTAACGTCTTCACGTTTGTTGTACTCGCGGAAGTACTCGGCGCGAGTGACATTAGCTTTCTCCCATTCAACCTTTAAACACTCAACGCATGAGCCTTTAGTCTTACGTGGGGCAATATGTCCGTGCTTGCAGGGTTCTCCTGTGAAGTAATACTTAGCGCCTTTGTCTTGGGCTTCTTTGCGGGTTTTGGGTAAGTTTGTGGTATCCATTTCATCTCCTGTGACTTAGTAACAGGGAATATACCACAGAAGTTTTAGAAAACAAAAAACCCCGCCGGAGCGGGGTTCTCTGCGCTAAGTGCTTGATTTATATCATGCACCCTGCGAACCGTAGATGCCAAGCGGATCGCTCACTCCAAACGAGTACCTTTCTCTCGCTTTATATCTGACATTCCCGGTGTCGAAATCACCATCCATTGAATTTTGTAACGGTGTACGTACAAAATGCTTCAGGCCGTTAGGAACGTCGGTCGTAAGGAACCACGCGTTGGTATCGGTCAAGAAGTGATTGACCGTATAACCTTCGGGGATCGAACCGTTGTTCTTCAGGGCGTTGATGTCGTTGTCGTTAGTACCGACACGGAGTTCGGTTTCCAACAGACGAGTTGCCACGAACATCAAAGCAGGAGGAACGATAAGCTTACGTGGCTTAGCAGCAATCAACAGACTACGTTCATCAGTCCATGCAGCGATCTGAATCACTGCGTTTTCCAACGAAGTTTCGTTGAGGTCCACGCCCGTAGCGGTCGTGTTGCTGTTAGTACCACCGGAAACCAGCGGGTGTGCTGTTGAGAACAAAGGCTGACCGTCGCCGTAAGTAACGCCAGACGAAAAACCATTATTCAATACAGCAGCAGCTTTAACCTGCTTGGTGTACGCCATCGACCGTGCAAGGGCTTTCGTGTAACGAGCAGACAGGCTGTCGTACAAGTTATCCTCAATCGCCTCTTCAGTGATCGAGAAGCCGTATGCAATAGTTTCGTGCGTATAACGAGCGGTCCAAGCTTCTTGCGCGTTGTCATAAGCTATGGCGCTACCTTCGTTTTTAACCGGGGCAGCACTAAAGCCTGACAGCTTAGTTTCCTCTTCAAACGAACGCTCGGAACTCTCGGTTTCGTAGATTTCCTTGTGCTCTTCGCCATACTTCGCATACTCCAGACCGAACAATGCGTTCAAGCCGGGGAGAAGCTCTTTCAATAGTTGTGCGCGTGAAATAGCCATTTATATTCCCCTATTACAGTCCGGTTGGGTTGTAGTAGGCATGACCACCATCCACGACAGAACCTGTTACGTTCGGTGCATTGAACTTAACAATTGCTTCGGGGTAGTAAGTCGTACCGCTAACAACAAACGCCGTATCCGGCACTAAGTCAACAATACGCAAAGGCAAGGTTGCCGTTACATCAGCAGAACTCAACAGGATAGCCTGTTGCGAATCGCCGGTCGTGGTGTTAAGGGTGTTAGCCACCAATGCCACGTTGTTATTGACGTTAGTGTAGGTCAGGCCAGTAGACGTAGAAACAACCGTCGTGCCCGTAACTACAGCGACTTGGAACAACTGATCAGGGTCTTCACAGACATAGGCATAAATAAAGGTGTTTGACTTTATTGAAGTGCCGCTAGTCCACGATTGTGACCATGTGGGTTGGCCCGTTACAGAAGAAACAAACTGACAGCCCAAAAACACACCGGCAAAGCCAGTAGCGGGGCCAGTAGTTGTTTCCGTGGTTACAACAATGGTGCCATCCGAAGCAAACTTAACAGGATCGCCAAAACCGATGCTAGAAGCACCAGATGCAATGCGACGCTGACGGGTAGCTCCGGCAAACACCTGACCACCGATCAAATTGATCGGCTTCAAGCCATAAGGCTTGCTAACAGTCGGGTAAGCCATTTGGAATTACTCCTACGATTGTTGATTACCGCGTCCGAATGTCACCGACGATTTGCGCTCTGAAAACAGAGGCATACGTGGATCGTTCTCGCGCATGAAATTACTGTCAACAGAACGCATTTGAGCATCAGCCTGTGCCTGATAATAGGCATTGCGTTGCTCAACGAACTCTGTCGGGGTTTTACACAACATCAACCCACCGACAACAACGTTGTCTTTAAATCGCTGGTTATCGTTATCCAAGTAACCAGAAATCTCAGGGTGATCTACTGCTTTGACAGGTTCCCAACCTTCGCGGAGTTTTGATGACACATTTCGGGGATCATTCTGCCCCATCATGGACACACGAATCCATCGATATTTATACCCAGGTTCAGGTGCAGGGTCAGGCAGTAACGTGGGGGGTGCCCAGCTACGAGGACGCTCAACAGTTTCACGGGTATCAAGGTCGCGTTTAATTCGGTTATCAGCCATTTTGTGTCATTCCTTCCGCCACTTTCCGGGCATATAAATCAAGAGGTATCTTCAACTTCTTAGCAAGTGCAACCTGCGTTTGTGTCAGCGTGATTTTCTTCGGTGCAACGCTTCGACTTGCCGGTGCTACAACATTACTGCTCGTCCGTTTTGGTTTTTCCTCTGTTTTATCCTGCTCGTCAGGAAAGTTTTCGGGGAATACCTGTTTCAAACGAGCGTTTACACGCTCATAATATTCATCGCTACGGGGGTCAATCCCGGATTTGACCAATTTTTGATGCAGCCCAAGCGCAAAGCTGGTCATTTCTTCATCTTGCCCAAACCACTGATTTTTTTGCTGCCATGCAAGTGCTTTGGGATCTGAAGGCGCTGGAGCGGGTTCAGACGTGTTTTTTACAGGAGTTTCTTCCTGTTGTAAAGGGGCAGGCCGATAATTAGCAAGCCTTTCCACTTTTAATTTAGCGGAAACTAATGCTTCTTGCGCCGCTAAAATCTGATCAGCGTCGAAAGATTCGTACGCTTCTTTATAAGTTTTCTTTGCTTGATCAAGCTCTAAAGCCGCTGCTTTTTTAGCCTGCTCAACAAGCGCGTTTGTATTTTCAGTAACAGATCCTTTTAGCCGTTTATTTTCTTCAATAATCTGTTGTGCAAACTTAAGGGCTTCTTCTTTTTCTCGAAGTGCTGCTTCTTTAGCCCGTCGCTCATCGTGGTAGCCGTGCGACAGTTTCTTAATACGTTTTTGTACGCCTTCATCGTATTTAGCTAAATCATCGTCAGTAACTTCACTAACAGGCTCTTCAAGTGGTTTGCGCCCTTTGTCAGGTTCTGGCGTGTCATCCACTACCTCAATTTCAAACTCAACGCTATCGTCCGCGCCTGCCTTATTCTCAGGTTCTTTCTCGTCGGGAAACTTAAATTCAGTTTTATCCATAGTTCACCTCACGCACGTTGAATACCACGGGGGTCTTCGACCACCGCTTCAACGGAATCATCGTTAATAATCCGAAACTCTCGATCATGGATTTTGAGTCTGGTGCCTGTATTTGCACGGGTAATAATGAAATCCCCCGGCTTACACCACGGCCCAGTTGGAAAACGATTTGGGTCGTTATAAGCCATATCACCAAGAGCAACAACAAAAAGCACGTTGCTTAATAACTCTTCATACTTAACCGTACTATCGGCTTTAATAATCCCGCTATCAAACTTATTCTCGATATTGGGTAAAGTGCAGAGGATCTTATATCCCTTAACCTGCGGCACCTGCCTAGCTTTTTCCTGCGCTTCTTCGATGACAGCTTGAGCTGTTTCAGTCATTTTCAAATTCCTCATACCGTTGCACAAGGTCTTGGACCTCCATCCTTGCACGGCGCAGACCTTGGATAACGCCACACAAATACTTATATTCAGCAAAGTCTTTACAACTAGCGTCACTCATTGATGCCGCCGTTTCTTTTTCCCGCTCAGCTAGTTTGTTAAATAAGTGATCCAACATTCCACGCTCATTAGACATATTCACCACCAATAATCAGGACAGTTAGCATTTTTTAACCACGTTTTTGCAGGCATAAAACACCCGCAGTCTTTACAAGTCTTAACTATTGAGCGCAGCTTTGGACAAGTTTTACAGACTGCGTAACGGGCATCTCTAATATCTTTTGAAATCAGTATGTACCCGTTACTTTTCAGTCCATCAGGATCAACCTCGTCGCTGTGCTCTTGATTTTTCTGCAATGTCAAGTCCATCTTTTACCAGTTGTGCTTGTATGCGATCCCGTTCAATATTCAAACGCTCTTGCTGAATCTGTGCATCCGTTGCATCTTTCTGTGCTTTGCGCTGGACTTCAAACGCTTTAATCTTCAAATCTTCCTGCTGCATCTGAATCAGTGGGTCTTGAGCCATCTGCTGCGCCTGCTGTTGCTGTGCTTGAGCCGTGTGAATCTGTAACAACTGCTGCGACGCTTGCGCCACAAACCGAGACATCGCTACTTCTTCTTCCTCAGACATCTCCATATCTGGCGGTGGTAGCGCTATACCTATCCGCTCCTCAATCTGTCTGCGATACGCAAACCCAAAGTGTTCAGCTATATGCGCCATGAGTGCGGCTTGCATGGCTTGCGCCATTGGGTTTTGCCCAATCATTGCCGCCGTCTGAGGGTCTTGCATAAAGTTCATGTGCGCTGCTATGTGAGCATCGTGATCCTGATAAATAAATGCTTTCAAAGGTTTACCCTTCAGCACATTCATATTTTCACTAATCGGATCTTTCGGTTTCTCATCATCTTCTGTTGGCACCAACTTATCAGCGTTGGGTATACCAAGCACATCAAGCATCTGCCTGTGCAGACGCGGCATGTCGTATAACTGCGGTGCCCCCTGTGCAAGCTGTAAGGCAGCTTGATACTGCACAACCCGCTGAGCCATCGTCGAGGCATTGGGGTCACTTACAGGAATAACTTCTACAATGTCATAGTCTTCTTGCTTGACCTGTGGGGTGCCGTCCTGTGGTACATAGCTGTAGTCGGGGCTTGTGTAATCCCTAATAATCTCTTTAAGCAGCTTGAACTCTTCCTTCATCGCTGCATGGATGCGAGCCTGTACAGCACCCATTGTTTTTAGTTGTCTTTCGAGCAACGCAAGAGTTGTACCAACAGGCGCGTTGGCGCTCATATCGCTGATCTTCATATCAGCCATGCCACTAAGTCGCCGTGCCTCTTCAGTAATCTGATTCAGCAGGGCAAGCAGTGTTTGACTTGGCTCTTTGTAAGGCAGCGGTAAGATATTGTCTCGAATCGCACCACCGGGGACATCCACATCCCGCCATTCACCCGGAGCGATTGGCGTGTCATCACCTTTAATCCGCAGTCCTCTGGACTTCAACCCACCGGGGAGGTTAGATAATGAACCTGCATCAACCAACTGACGAATCAGCATGGTTCCTGCCGTGGCGTAGCCACCAATAATATGAATCAGCCCAAAGCCATACGCCCCAAAGCCGGGGATATACATGTAGTGCGTAAAGTGCTGACGCGCACGTTTCTGCTTATCATCTTCGCGGTAATTGCGACGTATTGCTAAGACTTTATTAGTCCCCTTGTCGATAGTGATGACGTAGGGTACAGGCAGCTCTTCCTCATATCCCGGCAAGTCATACTCGATATGCACCTCGCAGATCTGATAGCGCTCGTCTTTAGTCTGCTCAATACCTTCTTTCTGCGCTTTAGCTTTCTCAATGTCTGTCTGCGTAGCGCTAGGCTCTCCAAGATCTATGTCTCGGTAAAAACCACTAACTTGCAGTCTTTTGATGTCATTTTTAGTCTTACGCATCACATGCGTGAGGCGGTCTGTACGTCGGATGTTTGTCACACCGTACGGCAGAATGACATCTTCAGCAGGCACATAAAATGACACCTGCCGTTCAAGTGATGGGTCGTAGTAGACCTTCTTAAATGACGAACCGGCTAGGGCCACACCCCACAACGCACGCTCATGTTCTGAGCGATACTCAGGCATCTTATCTGTAAGCTGATAGTTCATATCAGCCTGCACCCGCTTAGCAGCTTCTTCGACTCCAGGGTTCCAAGCACCGATAATATTTGTCTTTACTGGCCCCGCAGCAGGGAATGTCTCCATGATGGACTCGCTCTGGAAGCGAATCGCAGCCTCAGTTAATAGTGTGGAGAACACACCGCAAGCGCCATCCCAAGGCTCAGTCACTTCGTCATAGCGCAAGCCAAGAACATCTAAACCTTTAATATATGTATCAACCCAATCTTTACGGCTATTAATATCAGCATCGATCATGCCCATAATGTCTGACGCAACTTTCTGCAAGTCAGCTTCTTCCATGTGCTCCGCTAAATTAGCGTCAAAACTTTCTTCGTTTTCATCTTCTTCCGGCATTAAATCAATCTCAACACCGCCAATACCAACGGTTACATCTTCAGGATTTTCAATCTCAATCTCGATGGGAGCTTCTTCCATGCCAAGAGCTTCAATCCCTTCAGGCATGCCATACAGCGCTTTATCAATAGCCATGATTTATCCTAAGTAATAGCCGCGTTTCTGCCCACGGAAGCCTCTAAAGTATCTAACGTCATCTGGCTCATCACTGGGCAATGAAATAAACCCGCCCTGCCTGAACCGCAGCAGCGCCTGTGTCATTGTATCCACGTAGTCATCATGCTCTCCGACAGGGAAAGCTGCAACCTCTTCAATGACTTCTCTGGCCCAGCGAGTATCTGGTGCCCATACTTTACCGCTTGCAAAGATGTCAGCAACAGAATTAACACGGACGTGTTTATCGTTACCCCTTGAGGGGCTGAACTCCTGTATCGGCACACCCACACGCCGCATTTCTTGTATGAGGGGCGCACCTGCGGCTTTCTTTTCAATCACTACCGCATCAGGCTCGTACTCTCTATACATCTCCAACGCACGTTCTTTTAACTGCGGAAAGTTCATCCGCGCTTTAAACGCGTCCACTAATATAATATTAGGCGCACCGCCATCTTCATCGTTATACCAAATACCCCACGTCGTACATGCGGTGTAGTCTGAAGAGTTTTTAGTTTCATGAGCCGTATCCCACGACTGAATAATATATTCACAACGCGGTGGATCTTCGTGCTCCCACACTTTCCACATATTACGTTGAATAACTGCTGCCGCATCACTTGTCGGCTGCTGCATATATTGCGCTTGCCAATAGCGCGGGTCCATTGCAGCTTTTTTAGCTTTTAATTGATCAAGGGGCCATTGTTCGGGCCATAATGATTTTTCATTATCTTGATTTTCATTCAATATTGCAGGTAATTCTACAATCTCCCACGGGTCTGCTTCAGGGTTTTTAATTTGATAATCCATTAATTTACCCGTCAGATCAATTAAACTCCAACGAGTCATAATAACGATAATCGCACCCCCCGGCATTAATCGCTGGAGTGGACCTGTCTGAAACCAAGACCACGCCTGATCAAAAGTCAGTCGTGAATTAGCCTTTATGTCCTGCTCAGAATGAGGGTCATCAATAACAAACAAATCAGCACCACGCCCAGCCAGAGCGCCGCCAACGCCAACAGCATAATATTGACCTCCAGCTCCGGTAGACCATTTTCCGGCTGCTTTTTGGTCTTCTGCGAGGACCGTTTTTGGAAAAACTTCCTGATATTCATCAGAGTCCACCAAGTTTTTAACTCGGCGTCCAAAATCTTCTGACAGGGACGCCGTATGTGTTCCCATGATAATCTTTTTATCGGGAAATTGGCCTAAAAACCAAGCAGGAAACATATAAGAACTAAATTCTGACTTACCCATACGGGGTGCAATATTAATAATCACCCGTTTTTTATGTCCTGCTACCACATCTTCAAAGATTTTTGCCAACTTTCTGTGATGTGCGCCTTCTTTAAACCCTGGATACGTATGATGTGCAAAGGCAAGCAGTGATGTACGCGAATTTTTAAGCGATTTGCGTCTGTCGTACTCGTCAAGAAGCGTCAACACCTCCAGTTTTTCTGCTTTCGGTATCTTTGGCAGCATCTGCCGTAACGCTTCAGCCTCGTAATCACTCAGATTCAATGACTTTCTCCGTCGCAGCAACCTCAATAGCGCCCATATATTTACCAAGCTTTGCCTTGATCTTGGATTCAATCTCCTCGTCAGACAGCTCAACTTTCTTAACTTCGGTTCGCTCAGTAAATAGCGCTACTTCAGTCACTTTACCCAACATCTCCAGCGCCTTTAACCTGTATCGTGGGTCTGGGTGTTCCGTATCTTCCAATATCTTAGCCACAGCGTAGCCACGCATCTGCCGAGCCTGCTCAACAAACGCCCAATCGTAAGCCGTCAGCATCCCTACAAGATGTCGCACAGCTTGTGGCGTTGTATTGGCTAACAGCTTTTCTTTAACTTTCTCTGTGGGGGCACCCGCTGCCATAGCTGCAAACGCAAGCTGTGCATTTTTGTGCTGTGCTTTGTTTTCAACTTCTTCATCAGAAGCTGCGCCAATTGATTCTAAAAAGTCTGCTGTCGCTACTTGCGCGTCCAATACTTCCTGCGCCGTTGCTTTTTCAATAGGCGTATAGCGTGGGGGGTCGTCGTATATAAGATGTTCAAACATATTGAGGGAAAGGGGCACCTCGTTAATTTGGCGTAGATTAAATCTTTATTGACGCCGTTGCAAGCGGTCATGTATATTAGCGGGAGTAGCATCTTGTCCATGCTGCTCTCCTTGAGTTGGGAACTTCCCCCCGACGATTTATCCCGGCATCGCGCCGGGATTTTTTTATGTATTGATGTCAAATACTTGACATTAATTGATATAATTTTTTATAATTTTTTAGGGGTTGGCGTTTTGTTTTGGTATGGGGGGTGTTGTAGAAAGTTATACAAAATTTGGAGTGTGGGCTGATTTTGTTAAAAATTGTAAGAATTTTGTGGTGTGGGAGACAAACAGTGTCCGTAGCCCCGCCGCCGCGCTTGCCATACTTGGGGGGATACGGGGATAGTGGGGTCGCTCCATAACCGATTTCTGTAACCCCCAGAGTTCCTGGCAACACGTTGTGGTATAATATAGCTGTGGTTGTAGCTCGGCCACACAGTCAGACGGCGAGGGGTGCGGCAGGTTTCAAACTCTGTCAAATCCCAAAACCACATGACGCAATCAATCGTTGTCAACTAACGGGGACTTGGATGTCCCCTTTTTCTTTTGGAGAGTAACTATGGAAAAGCAACTTAAGCCCGCATACGTATCAATGCTCGTCAAAGCCCTCAAACTTGAGGATCAGCAGGAGGTCTGTATCGCAGACTTGCAAGCGTACTTTGCAGGCGATGATGCCGAAATCATTCGGCAGTCAATCATTCACATCGTGGGCAAGCATTGCGAGTGCCCTGTAGTCGAGGGCCAGCGCAAGGCGGCAGGCACTTACGTACTCGACAAGGACTCTGAGCACTACGAGGCCGCGAAGAAGCGACTTCAGCGTTGGGTGTTCAAGATCATGGGCGGTGTTAAGCCCAAGGCATCCGCACCCAAAACCAAGAAACGCGTTGACGCAGTCAAGAAGGTGCTCGACTACATCAACAAAGCCAAGCTCACCCCCAAGCAACTCGCCGCCGTCAAAGCAGCACTTTGATTCATCAATCGGGGACATCGCATGTCCCCTTTTATTCCCTCACTTATCAAGGAGAACTACCATGACGACAAAGTATTGGCACGACAGCTTTTCTAAACTCACCCGCGAGCAGATGCTCGCGCTCAAGCACCAAGAGGACGCTCCGCGTCCAACCAAGCCAACCAACGAACGTGGCACGGCTAAGCCAACCAACGACCAGATGCTTTCACTGCTCTGGCGCTTCAACAAAGACAAGCCAAGCCGTTGGCTGTAACGTATTACCAAACAGTTCTCCTTAACATGTTAAGGAGAAATACCCCATTTTTGCTCCTGTCCAGCCCGACCCAGTTTTTTGTCTGGCGTGGACACATGCGTGGGTCACAGCAAAGCCCCGTCCCACGGGGCATCCCCTATATCTATATCAAAAGTCATTAGATATATATAATAATAATGGGTAATGTACTAGTATGTATAAGAGCTTTTGCCTTCTTTTCTTTTCTTACTTGCCCAAGTTTTTATTTTCCAAAAATTTGGTAGACAGTTGGACAGTTTTGCCGTTTTCCCCGCAGCTATTGGCCTCCCGACTGTCCACTTCATTTTTTACAATTCGAGGCGACTATGCTGCAAGCCCTGTGTTTATTGGGTAAACATAATCCCACTACCCTTCTGGACAATGTGGACACTTTTGGCACTTTTTGTAAAGGATTAGACATGTCAGACCCCAAAACAACCCACTCACGCACCTGCATCAAGTGCGATCTCACGTTTCCAACCTCTCATTTTCGCTATCGAGGAACCCGCGCACAGGCTCTTGCGCGTGGTCTGTCGGGCAACCGTTTGCCGTGGATTGAATCCACTATATGCCGCGACTGCCGCCCCAAACGCAGACACATCAGCGAGCTATCACGCAAAGAATTAGCCAACCGCGTAGCCTCTGGCGATCTTAAACGTATTGACTACGACGCTGAGATTGCCCGACGCAAAGCGCAAGAGTCACGCAAGAAAAGCACAGCCATGCGTATGCACCACGCCATGCTCAAGTACCCATCACTGAAACCAGAGAACATAAAGCTACATCTACTTGAGCAGTCCCTACGCAAAGAGCAGCAAGCACTCATCGCAGAAACAAACCGCACAACCAAGCTAAGCCAACAACTAGACAACCCCATCAACAACCCATTCACCGTACGAAAGCGAGGTAGACCGCCCAAGAAACTAATCCCAACAATCTAACCCACACACCCAACCAAACGGGGACACACATGTCCCCATATCACAACATATTAAGGAGAATCACATGGACACAGACCCCACTAACTGGGACGCCATCATTGGCTACGCCATAGCTTTCGGTCTTGGTGTAGCGCTGACCATACTCATACTAGGAGATTGAGATGATAAGCAAAAAGAAAATATGGGAAGTGCAGTTGCAAGAGTTCCCCACGAGCGAGCGCCTGTCAGTACAGGACGTGTACAAGTGGTGTGATGAGCCTCACGACAAGGCTCTGTGCAGGTGGAGACAGATAGCCCTCGCCCTACAGTGGCCCCACGCAGTCTTTTACCGCATACCCAACACGAAGTACATGGGGTTTAGGTTTGGACTGAAGGGTCACCAGTACACGAGTTTGTATAGCAACTAAAGGAGATTGAGATGACACCAGACCCACGCTACACCGCGCTGAAGATGCTCAAGCTCTACGGAGACTACGCGCCCATCCACTGTACATACCACCTCAACCTGCACGACAAGGGACGCATCGGTTACATGTACTGGACGGAGGTGTACCAAGAAGTTATGGAGGAACTAATCGGGGACGCTGATGTCCCTGTATCTCACAAACATCTTAAGGAGAACTAACATGCCTGACTAACACAATGTCTAATACTTGACAACATACCCCGCTTGGGGTCTAATCATATTTCATACAAATAAGTTAAGGAGTTTCACATGGACATGAATAACATGCTCTCACACGCCCAAGTTGCGTCTGCTATCAAAGCGTTTCACGCTAACGGTGTGCGGCGTGCCATACACATAGCCGGTGAGAACGGCATCGGCAAGACGGCCTGTGTCATGGCACTACGCAATGACCCGCAGTTCGCCAGCCACATCTTCCTCGATCCCATCGACGCAACACAAATGTCTGACGGGTCAGTGTGGATGCCTGACATCGACCGCGAGGCAGGTGTATCACGCGAGTTACCCAACGAGCGTTTCGGTCTGAGCAAGACTAACCGACTCGGTGTCAACGGGTCACGTCCCATCGTGGTGTTCATCGACGAGGTGGACAAAGCACCTAACTACATACAGAACGTGCTTGCGCCTGTCATGTATGACTACCGTGTCGGTGACTATCACTTCCCTGACGGGTCGCTCGTCATCTTGGGTGCGAACCTTGGCGTTGAGGGACTCGGTGACAGCACACGTGCACACATCCGCAACAGACGCATCACAATAAACATGCGCAAACCCACTCAACCTGAGTGGAAGGAGTACGCGATCAACAAGGGGCTTGACTATCGAGTGATTGCCACGACAAGCCAGTACCCCTCGCTGTTTGACTCATTCCTCGACTATGAGGAGGGGGGCAAGCACCACGGCAAGACACTCAAGCTCGACAACCCTGACATCTACAACCCACGCGAGACACAAGACAGCTACGCGTCGCCTCGCACATTCGAGGCATCCTCAGACATCGTGCGCTGTATGGACATGCTGGATGCACAGACGCTACGTGCGCTGTTATGGGGTGCGGTGGGTGTGGCTGCTGAAAAGATCCTGACAACTATAAGACTCGGTAACACGCTGCCTGACTACATGCTGGTGTGTAACGACCCCACGGGTGCGCCGTTGGTCAGCGACCCCATAGCACAGATGATACAGGTGCAGCAGTTTGTGTCACGTGTTAAGGGCAGGGACGAGGCGGCAGCAGTTACAACATACGTGACGCGCATGCCACGCGAGGAGCACAAGCAGTTGTTTATCAACCAGATCGCCAACTCGACAAAGGTGACGTATTTCTACACCGTCGAGTCATTCAACAAGATGCTGCGTGAGTACAACAAGTTTGTGAATGTTTGATCAGTAGTTGTAACAAACGGGGACGCACATGTCCCCTATTACTTTAGGAGAGTAGCTATGACACGTTTTAATATCGACACATGTTCTTTACTCGTTGAGTTCAACGCATCCGTATGGACAGCGCGTAAGCTCGACAAGAAAACAACCGACGAGGTTGTGACTAGCAAAAACGCTGCTGCTAAAGATGCAGCTCGCGTCAACAAGCACCTGCTCGCAGGTCGCAACGAGCTGGACGTGATCCAGACTTACATTGGCAGTGTGCGTACGTTCGTGTACGAGAACACCATGCCGTGGTCTGACAATGGCTTGCGCTTATTACCCACAACATTCTTCATGGAGTTCAGCAAGCGCATGAACAACAGCGAGGACACGTTCTTCAGCTACGTCGAGGACTTCATCAAGGTCTACCCGTCACTCATCACTGCACAAGCGATGGCGCTTGGTGACATGTTCAGACGCGAGGACTATCCCACACCTGAAGAGTTACAGAATAAGTTTGCGTTCAAGGTCAACTACATGCCTGTACCCACAGCGGGTGACTTCCGTGTGGACGTGGGCAACGACGCACAGAAAGAACTTCAGGACAAGCTCAACAAGCTCGCAGACGACCGCGTCGAGGCAGCGATGCAGGACATACGTGAACGACTCAAGACGCACCTCACGCGCATGCAGGACAGGCTGGGGTACGACAACGTGGACGGGGAGAATAAGACGCGTAAGTTTCACGACTCGCTCGTCACGGGTGCGCTTGAGTTATGCGACATGGTCAAGCACCTCAACATCGTGGGGGACGTTGAGCTTGAGCAAGCGCGTGCAGGGCTAGCACAAACACTCAGCGGTGTGGACGCTAAAGAGTTACGCACTAACCTCGCAGTACGTGAGGACGTGCGCAAGAACGTCGATGCACTCATCGACAAGTTGTCGTTTTAATTTTAACTACAAGGAGAGTAGCTATGTCATACACTACACTTAACCCACGTGAGCGTGTCGTTGCAGTAGGCATCGACTTCACAAAAGATACACGGTTCGCACAACTCAGTTGTGTCGCTGTGGTTGGCGACATCGAGATCTCTGACCGCATACGGTACGCTGCGACTAACGGTCGTGACGAGGTCTATAACCCTGGCTTTGTGATGGCACAGAACCGCAAGCAGATGCGCTACGTCCGTGCACACGAGCTGCTGCACAAACAACTCAAGCACTGTCACGCATACCATGATGTGTCTAAGAAGTATCCATACGAGACCAACGTGTCGATGGACATCGTGATTAACCTGATGATCGAGGAGATCGACCCACACTTCACGTTCGTCGAGCGTCCGACAGTTGACCTCTTCATCGACCCTAAGTACACCAACTGGGGCTTCCTGCGTATTCTGCAAGATCTTATCAAAAAGGGTAACGGAGGGCAGGGTCAGGGGCAGGGTCAGCCGGTCAACGGTGTGCATGGTGGCTTCGATGCACATGAGTTCGATGAGCTTAGCGATGAGGAGCTTGATGCACTCAAGCCTGTCATCGAGGAGGCAGCACGTCAGGGTCAGTTACTTGCTGAGAAGCTGGCAGCAGGTAACAAGGGTGGGGGCAAGCGTCTCAACATTCAGGCAACGCAGTCACGCACCGATTGGCGACAGCACATGCGCGAGTTCTTCACAACAATCTGTGCAGGGGATGAGAACTCACGGTTCGCACCGCCCAACAAGCGCCTCGCACCACAGGGGTATTTGTTGCCATCACACTTCTCATACAACAAGGGGGACATCATCATTGCCTGTGACACATCAGGCTCTATGGCACCACACTACGGTATGTTGTTCGGTGAGATCGCACGCATCGCTCAGGATGTTATGCCCGACAGCGTTCGTATCTTGTGGTGGGACACATCCGTGTGTGGCGATCAGAAGTTCGAGCCACGTCAGTACGCAAACATTGCAGCACTTATGAAACCTGCGGGGGGTGGTGGCACAACCCCTGACTGTGTTGTGCGTCACATCGTCGATAAGCAGTACAAACCACGTGCAGTTATCTGGCTTACTGACGGTGATCTGTATGGCCCTGCGCCGGTGGTCAACGTGCCTGTGCTGTGGGGTGTCGTCAACAACGAGCACTTCGTTGCACCCGAAGGTAAGACCATTCACATTTATGGAGCGATCTAACATGAAGCAACTTGACTTCTTTCAACCAGTGTCAACTCTTTCTAACTATCCCCGCGTGAAGGAGATCCCCATGCCGAAGCTTCCGCAAGTTACGCAAGCAGCGATCAACCAAGCGCTCAAGCTGCTCAGTGCGTCAGGCTGTAAGTACAAAGTTATTGATCCAACTGGCGTTGAGTACGGAGATTTGGAAGTTGTACAGCAACGCAAAAAGCGTAAGGGTGATCTGGAATTTGGTGCGTACTCAAACCACTACAAACCCTATATCGAGAATCTTGCAGTGGGTGATGTGGCAGTTATTCCGATTGATAAGTTTCAGTACGTCAAGTTACTCGGCTCGTTGAGCGCATGGTGCACAAAGAGCTGGGGCAAGGGCAACACCAAGACTTGTAAAGCAGGTAACACGATTCAAGTCTTGCGTTGCGGTTAGTAGTAACGGGGACGCACATGTCCCCTTTTATCTGTTCAATAAATCATAGGAGAGTAATCATGGAAACAAACCAAACCTTTATCAACGCCATCATCAATTCAGTTGTCAACCTTGTCATCACACGTATCGGTGAGCTTGGTCTCGTTTCAGACATACACAAACGTCTTGATGACATCGAGAAGAAAGTCGATGAGCGCAAGCCTGAGCTTGAACAATCCCTTGAGATGCTGCTGCAACAAAGCACGTGGTTCGGTGATCTCATTGCTAAACAAGTTGACATGAGTATTGAAGAACAAGATCTTGAATCACGCATGCAGAACATTGTTGATGAAGCTTTAGAGAATGGTGTGCAGCACATCGTGACTGAGAAGATTGATAACTATGACTTCCAAAGCGCCGTACACGATGCAGTCAACGACATCATTGGCGACTATGACTTCAGTGATGAGGTCTCCTCATGCGCTAGTGATCTGGACTTGGTGTCTGACGACGGATGCCGCGAGATCTTTGAGGAGATGTTTGACGAGCGCTTCAACGACAAGCTCAAGGGTTTAACTGTCAGCGTACAACTACAAGGAGAGTAATCATGGGTTTCACAGCTAACCTCAATCAAGTACACGCCATCCATCATTACGCTGATGCGGATTGGTTCTTCAACAAGATCACACCCGTCAAGTCACCCAAGTGGGACAAGCACGAGCGTCCACTCGGTCGGCGCAGCGCGTGGCATTACAGGCTAGAGCGCGGACAGGACGCAGCCTACTATGACGTGTGCCTGTATCACACCAAGATGATCCGTTACGTCAAGCCCGATCAGCATGGCTACCGTGAGGTGTATATCCGTGGGCACGACTCACAAACATCTCGCCAGTTCATCAGCCATAACGTGCGGCAGGCGTATGGTGGGCATGGTGCTAGATTTAATGACACTGAAGGCGTGTTGCGGTATGTGCCGTTCTCACCGCGTTTTAGATACACGGAAAGTAGTCCGTTCTCGGCGCATCTGGTCTTTGATCCCAACGGTAGACTTATTGTGGAGAGGTCTAGCCACGTACCTATTCACCGCCGTGTGGTGACTCCTGAACAAAGCGCTGCACGCGCACAACTACGCGCACAGCTCAAGACAATAAGTATGCTTGCAGTGCTCCGCATGGACACATACCGAGCCAACGCAGAGTGGGAGGAGACACGCGCATACCGTAAGACGTTGGCAGCAAAAACTATTAACAACCTCAAGCATGTCGTACAGAAGTACGGTAACGACCTCAACGATCCAGAATTTGTACAAACTATTCTTGAGGATCTTGGGCAGAAAGTCTTTGACAATCTGTACTCACACTACCTCACTAAAAATGACCTGATAGTCGGCACTCGCTGGTCGATGGGTGGTCAGCGTTTACGTGACTCAGCGTCCACACTTGCGACTAATATAACGCCCAAGCAGTTCACTCCTGCGCTTGAACGTGCGGTGATGGAAGTGTTTGATCTCAAGAGGCAAGATGGATCGGAGGCACTGCCGCTGTTCCTCCCCGCGAGTGATATGCCCAAGAAATTCTTTTGGTAATAGGAGAATTACCATGAACCCAAGAGTCGAGAAGTACGCTGCGTCTGCTGGGTTCGACGCAGCTAAATACAAATGGTTTGATCTGGTAGATCTCAGAGACGCGTTTGATAAAGACGAGAGAGAACGCCATGCTTTTTACATTAGCAGCGGTTTAGAGAATATAACTATTGAAAAAATTCAAGATGTACCGCTGCCGTTTGAAAACATAGCGTGTGTTGTTAAGGGTAAAACGTCTAGAGGTACAACAGAACATTTGCTTTTCACCATAGACCGCACCCCCACAAAACTAGAGTTTAAGTCATGGGAGACGCGACAGCCCTCACAGTTATGGGAACTAACAGTAACTGTCCCCCCTGAAGGCACCGCATCACCTAATTTTTTAAACGTAAAAATACGTGAAGATTTTAAAGCTTTTTTGGTGACATTTTTAGGGGACACACACCGCGTTAACGTAACACTAATGGCAATGGTATCGGATGTGCTTGATATGTTTTTCGCAGTCACTTCAGGGTTTTATAACAAAACCATCCCGCATTTACGTTTAGCAGGTACACCAAAAGGAGATACATCCAATGTAAAGAGAAAGAAAAAAGGTAAGAAGTTGTTGTACACATGGACGACTGTCACGATCAAAGACAGTTACCGTGGAGACGGGACGCGTGTTAAACGCAAGCCACCTAAACCTCCACGACAACATGACGTGATGGGTCACTGGGCTACGAGTCCCAAAGGAAAGAAGTTCTTCCGACGAGCGCATGTACGCGGCACGTTACAGGAAGGTGTTGTCAAACACGACTACATCGTTAAAGTGGAGAAACAAAATGAAAGACATCAGCGAGCATTTACATAACGCACACGTAGCACTCAAGGCAGTGTACGAACTTGTCAATGAGAAAAAACTAAACGAAGCCATACAGCATGCAGAAGATGCGTTGTTTCACTCACGCTGCGCATTGTTGTGGCTTAAAGAACGTACTGACGATCCCACAGGAGAATGATATGCACATCAAGACAACATCAGAAAGCACCAACGTCCTTGAAACATTCAAGCGTCACTGGAGACTGCTCAAGCAGCCGTACCCGTGGAAAGATCCCAAAGTTATTGCAGAGCGCAAGCGTATTGCAGAACTCGACAAAGCGCGTATCGCGTTCAGACTAAGTGGAGGTGTGGAATGAAAGACACCGACAACTTAGGCATTGTGGATCAAAGAGTTCTTGAATATATAGAACACGAGCTACCCGATTTGCGGGATCAGTTCGCCAAAGCTGCTATCACAGGCATCCTTGCGGGTAAGTGGGGACAGATGCCTCAGTACAAACCAGAAGAAGCCTTCGCTGACTTTGCGTACAAGATGGCAGACGCCATGATGAAACGGAGAGAAGAAGAATGAGCATAATGAATCAAAACAAATTAGCAGAAACAATAACGCAGCCTGTGTTTGTTCTGTACGGCATACCGTACTTACCTAGCTATGTGGACAAGCATCGGTGGGTTGGCCCCGGTCGTCCCAGAGACCGTACTGAGTTCACAACTACACAACTTATAGCGAGTGGGGCACGACTCACTACAGCTAACTTGTGGGAAAGATCTTGGACAAAGGAGGTCAAGGGATGGAGAATTTTATAGTTTTTATTATTGGAGTTTTGTTTGGGTTTATGTTTGGCGTGCTGTCTGGTAGACGCAGCATCGTGAAAGAAGCCCAAGAGTTAGTAGCGCAAGCAATTATGGAGGTAAGGAAACATGCACGATAACGTCAATCATCCAAAACATTACACCTCACACCCAAGTGGCGTGGAGTGTATCGAGATCACGGAACATTTTAACTTTTGTATCGGCAACGCCATCAAGTACCTGTGGCGAGCTGGACTCAAAGGCGAGCAAGTTGAGGACTTACGCAAAGCACGATGGTATGTAGACCGTGAGATCGCTCGCATACTGAACAACCAAAAAGACCCACCGTTTATGAGGAAGGCAGATGAGTAGCCAACTGTGGAAGTTCGCCATGCTAGCCGCATGGCTTGAAGGCTACGCCGAAGGTTTGCCTGACTACTGCACAGCAGAGAAGTTCAAGATCAAAGAAGCTGCTGAGTTGTTAATGGAAGTGTACGAAGAACGAATGAAAGGAAATGAAACATGGAAGATGAACACAAGCGATCAGGCATAAGGTGTAACGAGCACCCCGACGCACCGCACGGATTCATGCGCGACGCATCTCATAGCGCAGGGCGATATGTTTGTGAGTGTGAGTTTTGGAAGCCGCAGGGAGTAAAGATACATGCCGGTCCTTATGGTGAGGCGTGGATCGCTCAAGAAGAGCCTGTGGCGCATGTTTACCGGATTGAATCAAACGGTAGACCTTGTGTTGCCTGGGATGATGCAAGTGGCGTTGAGGTTAACGCAAAACTTTACGCTGCGCCTCGTGAATGGATCGGGCTGACGGATGAGGAATATTTGGAAATCATCGTGAGCCATAAAGACCCAATTGAGTTTTGCAGGGACATCGAAGCCAAACTAAAGGAGAAGAACACATGACGACGATCAAAACATGGCAAGAGCGCTGCGAAGAACACCCAGACCACGAGGGCATTGTGACTGAGCGGATGATTCGTTGCAGGATGCAAGAAGAGATTGACGAACTACGACAAGCCATCGAGCAAGCAGAGACACGTGAATGGGTTGGGCTGAATCATTTTGACCGGACTCTTTTACGCACGACTCATGCCCCGTTAAAACAGATCTACCACGACAAAAACAATAGTGTCTGTGTAGAAGTGGTCAGTGACTGGGATGTGTTTTTTGACGCCGTCGAAGCCAAGTTAAAGGAAAAAAATGGATAAAGAAGACATCATCCGCATGGCGCGGGAGGCTGGGCTTGATCCTGACCTTTGGAATTACACCGATGCGTTTGAACGCTTCGCCGCCCTTGTCGCTGCTGCCGAGCGTGAGGCGTGTGCGAAGGTGCCTGTAACACTTGTTGAAGAAGGTATGGCAGAACACATGCCTGAAGGTGATGAATTAATTCTCGCCCGTAAAAATCTTGCTTTAGCTGTTGTCATTGCAGAGGTTATACGAGCAAGGAGTGAGCAATGAGCAGAGAAGCCATTGAAGAAGCGATAGAAGTGCTAGAGGATGCAAGCGCAGATATGCTGATGGAAACAGGCGATAAAAGTTACTACGTCGAAGCCATCGCCGTTTTACGCCAAGCACTGGAGACGGAGCCGTTTGAATACTGGAACGCAGTAGAGGGCTGGGTAAAGATTGATGAGGTGCGTGAGCATTTCGATGCAGTAGGGTGTGGAACCATTTACAAATCTGCTGGCGAAGGTCGGTCACCCCTGTACACCGCACCACAAAAGAAAGAATGGGTTGGGCTGA